AAAATTCAGCCGACCCAAAACGTCGCGCGTGGTGTTCCGCGCTCCGCCCGCAGCCGTAAATTAATTTCCGTGCCACGAATTGCGCATCGCGCTGCTTGGCGCCTCGCGACCGAGCCCGCAAAGCGCTCGAATTGCCCAGCGCGCCGCGCTACGCTAATTCGTGGCTAGGTGCTAAGTGCCGTATTTGCAAGCACTTAGAGGCTTTGCGCGTGGCCCCAAGAATTGTGCCACCGCGACGAATTTTGCAATTATTTGAAATAATCGTCGTTTTTCGCGACAAGTGTTTACGCGCAGGATGCGTGCTGCTACGCGCGAAATCGCCGATCGTACCGAATGACCTGGAATTTCGAATGCCTGTATTTCGCGCGAGGATGCCTCAGGACGAGCGCGGCGTTTCGGCGCGCTGGGCGCGAAATGCGTGCTCGGCAGTCTGCCCGGATCTCGGCGCGCCGCGCTCGGTGCTAGGTGTCTAGCACCTAAGCCCGCAGCCAGGCGCCGGTGCGGTGCTAGGTTCCTAGCATGCGCGCAGCCCGGTTGCTCGGCGCTTGCCCGCATGCTAGGAACCTAGCACCACGCGCGAGGCGCTCGGCTCGGCGCTTGCCCGCATGCTAGGAACCTAGCACCACGCGCCGCGCACCCCTGCGATGCGCAGTTCGTAGCAGCGCGCCAGCGCTGGCGCAGCGCGCAGCCCGGCGCAGCCGGGCACGTCGGGTGCTCGGCGCCTGCGGTTCGGGGTCTGTTCGGTTTTCGCGGGCCGGGGGGTAGGTTCGTGGTGTGGGTTGAGTTGGTTTGCTGGCGCCCGACGCGCGGGGAATCCCAAAATTTCCGCGGCCGAGTTGCCAAATCCCCAAGAATCAAGCAGCTTTACACCGCACCGACAGACATTCCGCTTGACAGGATCGCAATTCCTGTCTAGGGTACACCATGGATCCCACGCGCCCCGTTGTTCCGAGTGCTCGCCCCACGCGCGCCGCGCTGCCCTACGGGGACGCGGACGGCGCGGTGATCCCCCACGCCGGGCGCTACGCGCGGGAATGCGTGCTGGTCGCGTTCGAGATGATCGGCGGCGTCGATCGGATGGCGGCGTGGGCGGATGCCAACCCCGGCGAGTTCTTCACCAAGCTGTACCCCAAGGTGATCACCAAGGAAGTGGAGCTCCACGCCTCGGAGGGGATCGAGTCGCTCCTCTCCCGGCTGGACGAGCAGGAGCGGAACCCCACCCCCGCGGAAGACGCGGATTTCGAGGTCGTGGAGGAGTGAGATCTTACCCCACCCCGACCGACGCGATGCGCGCTTCGCTTCAAGCGGGGAATACCCCGGTGCTCCGCGGCTACGTGGTGCGGAAAGAGCGGCTCGACGTCGCCCAAATCGCGCGGGATCTCGGCTGCACGATCGACAAGAAGAACGATCGTTACTACTTCCTCCCCGGCAACTGACCATGCCCACCAGCGGAATCCTGTTCTGGCTCGCCGTCGTGGCGCTGATCCTCGTGATCCTCTACCTCGTGCGCCGGCTGTGAGCGCGGCGCCGAAGTGGATCGCGACGAGCAAGACGCTCTGGATCAACCTCGCCGTGCTCCTCGCGACCCTCGCCGTCGAGCTTCTCCCCCTGCCGGATCTCGGGCTGGACCCGAAGGCCGTCACGATCGGCCTCGCGATCGCGAATCTGGTCCTTCGCACCTTCACCTCGCAGCCCGTCACGCTGCGCAAGGAATGAGCATGGATAAGGCGCCTCCGCTTCCCAGCACGCTTCCGCTCTCCACCCCGCTCCGCCCGGAGCCCGGAGAAGCGCTCCTCCGGTTCTTCATCTTCGAGCACCTCCCGCCGAAGCTCGCGCAGGTGTCGCAGCCCTTCGCGAGCCTCGCGCAGCAAATCGTGTCCACGATCCCCGCGAGTCCGGAGCGCACGGTCGCGCTGCGCAAGCTCCTCGAGTCGAAGGTCTGCGCGGTTCGGGCGGCGCTATGATCCTGGGACCGAACGGCGAAGAGCTCGAGCACACGCGGAACCCCTACCCGCTCGCGCCGAAGACGCTGATCATGCTCGTCGGGCTGCCGCGCTCGGGGAAGACGACGGCGGCCATGACCATGGCAGCCGGCGGCGGCGCGATCGTCTCTCCCGACGCGATCCGGCTGAACCTGCACGGGCAGAATTTCTACCCCGCAGCGGAGCCGCTGGTGTGGGCGATCGCGCAGACGATGGTACGTGCCCTCTTCGCCGCCGGGCACGCGATCGTCTACTTGGACGCCTGCAATGTGACGAAGGCGCGGCGCGCGGAGTGGAAGTCCTCCACGTGGCGCCGCAAGTTCGTGGTGCTCGACACCACGCGCGAAGTGTGCATCATCCGCGCGATCGACGAGAACCGCACGGACCTGCTCCCGGTGATCGAGCGCATGGCGGAGGAGTACGAGCCGCCCAGCGAAGACGAGCTCTGATGCGGAACGCGCTCGCGCAGTACATCGACCCCACCTATCAGTCCGCGACGGGCGCCTACCGGTTGCCAGGGGTGTCGAATCGCGTGCAGCCCTCGATCGGCCCGGTCGATTACTCCCTCCCCATGCAGGCGCTGAACCGCTACGCGCCGCGCGTCTTCGATGCCGTTCTCGCCGCCCGCCGGCGGATGCGCCCCGCGCCCGGCCCCAACCCCACCAACTTCCTCGCCTCGCTGCTCGGCCTCTCGGACGATCCGAGCGGGGGCTTGAGCTTGATGGAGGCGCCGGCGCGGGCCGCGGCTGGGCCGCTGGGCCGGGTGGTGCGCGGTGCAGAGGAAGCGATCCCTGGATTCAAGCGACCGACGCGCGAGCTTGCATCGGAGGCGGGTTACCTGTACCACGCAACGAACGAGGAGCGCGCTGCGGAGATCGCGGAGTCGAATCTGCGCACGCATCGCGCACACCAGTTCACGGATCAGCGTGCGTGGCCGGATGGAAGTACAGAGCGGCGCGCCTACTTCTCTCCGAGTGCGGGTGTCGTCGCCGACTTTGCGCCGGAAGAAGGGAAAGCGGTGGTGCTCCGCGTACGCGAAGCGCCGGGTGTATTCCGGCGGGAGAGCGGTACGGGGGATGTGTTCACCACGAAAGCGATCCCGGCAAGCGTGCTGGAGATCTTGCACGAAGATGATGTGTGGCGCCCGCTCAAGCGCACCGCGGATCCCTTCCCCGCCGCGCGCCGCGCCTATCAGGAAGCGGTGGCGCGGCAGGCGGCGAAGCAACCGCGCGCGAACATACCGGAAGCCATGGAGCGGCTCGAGTCCGCGCGTGGCGTGCGTTGGGGGTACGAGCCCGACTTTCCTTCGGAGAGACACAGCTTTGCGCAAACGGCGGAGCCGAATAGCTTCCCCCCTTCCACGCGCGGCGCAGAGCAGCGCATCGGCGCATATGACGCCGAAGGAAAGCTCGTAGGTACGTTCTCTCAGATTACGGAAGGCGAAGGAAAAGGCGCGTTCAAGATCACCGTGCGCGAAGATGCGCAGCGCGCAGGGTGGGGACGCAAGCTCTTAGATGAAGCAGAGCGCGCGGGTCTGGATGTTGTAGGTTCGATCGGAGAGAATAGCTTTACACACGAGGGGCGAAGCCTGCTCCGCAACTGGCTGAGCTCGAAGCGCTGATGCTGCAGAAAGAACAGGAAACGCTCGCGCTGCTCGCCAAGTACCGAACCGATCTCGAAGCGCACGCCACGGCGTGCCTCAAGATCAAGGACAAGGCGGGCCGCGTCATTCCCTTCCCCGGCTTCAACTCCGCACAGAAGTACGTGCACGAGCGGCTCGAGGCGCAGAAACAGCGCCTGGGGTACGTGCGGGCGATCATCCTGAAGGGGCGGCAGCAGGGGATCTCAACGTACATCGGGATGCGCTACTACAACCGCGCGACGCTGCGCAGCGGCGTGGGCGTCTACATCCTCACGCACGAACAGGCGGCGAGCGATGCGCTCTTCAGCATCGTCGATCGCTACCAGACGCATAACCCGCTGCGGCCGAGCACGGGCACGGAGAACGTCAAGGAGTTGGTCTTCGACCGGCTGGATAGCTCCTACGTCGTCGCGACGGCGGGGCAGAAGGCCGGCGGCCGCGGGCGCACCATCACGCTCTTCCACGGCTCGGAGGTCGCCTTCTGGCAGAGCGCCGCGGACCACTTCGCGAGCTCGGTGCAGACGGTCCCCACCGCGCCGGGTACGGAAATCATTCTCGAGTCCACCGGCAACGGAGCGAGCGGTGAATTCTACGAGCGCTGGCAGGATGCGGTGGCGGAGAAGGGCGACTACGAGGCGATTTTCGTCCCGTGGTTCTGGCAGGAGGAGTACGCGCGCGTCGCGCCGGTGGACTTCCTACTTTCGGAAGAGCCCGGAGACAACGGCGTATCGGAGAAAGAGTACGCGGCGCTGTTCAACCTGTCGAATGATCAGATGGCGTGGCGCCGGGCCAAGGTTGCAGAGTTGCGGAGCGTGCAGTTGTTCGATCAGGAGTACCCGGCCTCGCCGGAGATGGCCTTCGCAACGGCGGATGCGAAACGGAGCTTCATTCTGCCGATCACGGTGCTGCGCGCGCGGAAGCGCCAGGGCGTCGAGGGCGTCGGCCCGCTGATCATCGGCGCGGATCCCAGCGGGCCGGGCAAGGATCGCTTCGCCGTCGCCGGCCGCCGGGGCCTGAAGGTGGAGTGGGTGCTGTACCGGCAGATGCCCGACACCCCGGAAGCGGTGCTCTGGCTGAAATCGCTGATCGACCAGCACCAGCCCGATCGCCTGTTCATCGACCTTGGCTACATCGGGCACGCCGTCTTCCAGTACCTCCGCCTTGCGGGGAAGACGGAGGCCGAGACGAAGCGGCTGCGGGAGATCGTGCGCGGGGTGAACTTCGGGGCGACGAGTCAATCGAAGCTCGCCCGGCCGAAGGTGCCGGGGCCGCGGAACCGCCGGGCGGAGATGTGGGACCGCTCGCTGGAGTGGTTGAAGCTGGAGGAGGGCGTGAGCCTTCCGGATCTCGACATCCTGCAGGCGGATGCGACCGGGCCGCGGGTCAAGCCCCAGCTGAACAACGATTTCCTGCTCGAGAGCAAGGAGGAGATGAAGATACGCGGGGTGAAGAGCCCCGACTTATGGGATAGCGTCGTCTTGACTTTTGCGGAAACAGAGTGGATAGTATCTGCGAAGCACAACACTTCCGCAAATTCCACGGTACGAGGGCAGGATCGCGGCATGTTAGCAAGACCCGTGCCGCCCGTCGATCCCGAATCGTCAGGCTTCTTCAGCGGAGAGCATAGCTGGATGGGTTTCTAGCGTGGCATCTGACGCGGAGTTCTCCGCCCCTTCGGTCACAGGCCCACATGCGCGCGCCGCGGCGGATGCTTCGCCCCGGCGCTCCCGCACGCCCACGATCAAAGCGCCGGACGACTTCGAGAGCGCGCACGACTTCCTCGCGCACGTTCGGACGCTCTACGCGCGGGATATCGCGGCGGACCAGATGAACCGGGACGAGGCGACGGAGGATTTCCGATTCGTCGCCGGCG